GGGGATGCGGCACCGGCGGGAATCACTTTTGGTGGAATTGGGGGTATGATGCACTGTGTGAGTCAAACACGGGCTGTTTTGTGTGGATGCAGGGTGGGATAATGATGGGGTAAGACTATCCGTGCCTGCGGCGAGGAGAGTCTTACCCCTAACCCGGAGGAGAGAAGCGGCTTTAGAACACCATGCGAGCGACAAAATATACCCCGCGACACGTCACGCGCTCACGCGCTGTGGGCACTGTGAAATGATAGTTGGTAGGTGTGACATATTGTCGCACCCCATTGACAAATGAATAGAAATGTGCTAAAATAGCGAAGTTTCGCGTGAGAGCGAGAACGGATGCTGGTTATGGGTGGGGAGGGGTATATATACAATTCCGGCTCATCTCCGTTTGACTCAAACATCAGGTGTTGATCATGGCTATTGATCGTAGCTATCAGCGAAAGGGTACTGTTACCTTCGTATGCGATGGATGCGATAGAAGACTGGTCGTAGGCGTTAATCAAGGTTGGCCCAATGCCATGGATTTGGTACGTCGAAAGCATTGGAAGATGTGCAAAGAGGATGGCAAGTGGAGTCATTACTGTTGTAGTGGTTGTGCAATGCTTGGTAGCCTGTTCGGAAGCGTGCATTCGGTTGCTGTTTGACTCAAACACGGTGTATTTTTTGTGTATTTTGATAGTTTTGTGGTGCGTTTTTGAGTATTGTTTGAGTCAAACAGTGAATTTTGTGGTGTATTTTGATAGTTTGTTGAAAAAAAAGTGCTATCAAATTGATAGTTTAGTGAAAATAATGCTTGACACGCACGCGAATATGTGCTATATTTGGTTGTAATGATGGGATTGTATGGTATAGCTGCGCGTGTCTTTAATCCTTTCCAGCGCGCACCTATTTGGAAGCCTTGAGTACCTGGAGGCCGGGTGCTTTTTGAGACGACCAGTGAAGTGGGTAATGAGCGCGTCGCGGCCGCTGCTTTTACCCTCGTGCCATGCCCATCTTTACAGGGGACCGGGTGCATCGGTCAGCAAATGCGCTCGGTCCCCACCTCTTTTTTGGTTCCCAGCCGGTGTTTGACTCAAACAGGAGACTTGAAATGGCCGGACCCACCACAGATCAGACGCAAGACATCATTGATCGGCATGCACAGAAGAAGCGGGCCGAGATTCACGAGATTGTCCAGGTGGAACTGGCGAAGTGGAGGGCGGCAGGGTCGCCGGAACTCAATCCGAATGCAGACATGCCGCAGGGTGTGTGGGACAAGGAAACGGAAGTCGCAGTGAAGTCGGCGATCATTGCGGAACAGTTGCAGAATCAGCAGGCTGCGATTGATGCTGAGCAAGCCATCCGGCAAGAGCAGATGTGATGGCACAAGATCAGAGTATGGCTGAGATGGATGCGGTCCATAAGGCAAACTCAGTCAAGGTTGCGGCGCAGGTGACAGTGAACACTGCGAAAGCTGCGTTAGTACCGCCGAATGTCGGGCATACTGAGCCTGGCTGCAATCCGAATTTCATGCAAGGGACGGCGAACGGCGTCAAGCCGAACGTCTTTATGCTTAATCGCGCGTAACAGGAGGCTCTAAATGGGAACGAACACAGCTACTGCGAAGGTGAAGGGTGGTTTGTTTGCTGACTCAGCAGGGTTGCTGACACTGACCAGCATCCTTGGCAGGGAAGGCCGACGGACTTATGCGGCTCACGAACTTGGCACGAAGATCGGTTTTCCGCTTCGTGCCATTATGAATGCAACCGCCGGTGTGGCTCCCGGCGGTACTGCCACGTATACGTTTCCGAGTATTGAGCCGAATGTCGAGCTTGGCGGCAAGCGCACGATCAATCAGATTGCTCTTATTAATCGTGCGACGACGGCCGCGGACGTGACCGAGTACAAGAATGACATCTTGAAGTGGTCGCAGCGTTCGACGTTTGGACCGAATGCGGTGACGAACAAGGATGGGAACCCGCTAGGGACTTGGTAACATGGTGTTTGAGTCAAACGGAAAGAAGTACCGTGGCAAGAGTACTGGACGGGCTGTTGCTACGAGGTCGAGGCTGGCAGCTTGGGGCGATCCTTACGTGACGGCGGACGGCAAGACGATTCCTCCTGAGGTCTTGTTTGACGACGTAGCGAAGAGTCACGTGAAGTCGAGTAGTGAGTACAAACCGGCACGTAAGCGGGCCGTTCCTGAGTTGCCAGCCTCACCGAAAGCCATGAAGGGTATCGCGATCGTATTCACCCTGACGATTATGGGGATTACAGATCGCGACATTGCTGAGATGTTGCAGATGACGCCAGCCGAAGTGCGGCAGGTGCGGCAGCATCCAGGGTACAGCGAGACATTCGAAATCGTTGCGAGCGAATTCGTCAGCGCGAAGTCGAAGCGTCTCGTTTCGAAGATTGCGGCATATGCAGACGATGCATTGGATAGTGTGCATCGTATTGCTATGTACGGGGAAAAGGAGAGCAATGTTCTGCGTGCCAACATTGACATCCTTGATCGTGCGGGCGTTCGGCCAAAGGATATGGCTGAGAACAAGGGTGCGCATAGTGAACTCCGCATTACGATTGTCAAGGGTGACAGTGATGCTGAGGTTGCTGTCAATGGTATGACCATCGACAACGTAGGAGGATGAAATGACGAAGAAGAAATCGCATACAGGATACGAGAACGATGCGGAGCAACCGGCAGATGTGGAAGACCCGAAGGCGAAGCATGAATACACTGTGCTGACCGATGGTGCCATCTTCCATAAGGACCATTTCAAGATGAAGAAGGCTGACGTGCCGCCGCCCGAGGAGAAGGAAGGCGATCACGTCACGTGCGGCATCGGTGATGTTGTGGCACTGACGAAGGAAGAAGCCTATGCGGTGCGGTCCAGTGGCGTCGCGTTGGCTGAGAGGCCGGAGCCGGCTGGTAGACCGTCGGCAGAAGAGCGGAGGCAATACGAATGACGTGGGTTCCGAACAAGGCAGGCACCGATGCTATGTCAGGATCGGTCGATCCGCCGTATTCGAAGGTGAATCGCTATGTCGCGAACGTGGCGGCGGTCGCGGCGGCAACGCCTCAGTATCCGGGAGAAACCCTTGTCACGGTGGATACGCTTGAAACGTATCAAGCAGCAGATTCGACAACGGGCCATTGGCAAAAACAAGCCGTCCGACAATAACCCTCAAGGTGTTTGACTCAAATGCCGAATTACAAACTCATCGAAGGGTCTGTGCAGTCTGGCTTTTATCATAGCCGGGCAAAGATACAAGTATTCGGCGGAGCGTTTGCTAATGGAAAGACGACTGCACTCGCGGTCAAGGCGCTGAAGCTGGTCAAGGACTATCCAGGTTGCAATGGACTCCTTGCCCGCGAGACATATCCGAAGCTGAATGATACGCTCAGGCGCGTGTTCTTTAAGTGGTGCCCGCCTGATTGGATTTTGAAGAAGCCGACTATCGACGACAATACGTGCTATATGAAGAATGGCTCGATTGTCAATTTCCGATACATATCGCAGCGTGGCAGGGGTCGTAGCGATGGCAGCGCGACGAGCAATTTGTTGTCTGCGACGTACGATTGGGTAGGGGTCGATCAGGTCGAAGACCCTGGCATCATACACAAGGACTTCCTGGATTTGCTTGGCCGTCTCCGTGGCGATGCATCGTATCTAGCGGACGACGAAGACTTGACGATGCCAGCGAGTGGTCCACGGTGGTTGATGCTGACGGCGAACCCATCGCACAACTGGTTCTACAAGGAATTGATCCAGCCGTACCTGTTGTGGCTGAAGACTGGTCAGAAGGTCGAGAAGCTGCTCATCGATTCCGACACGGGGCTGCCTCTCATGGAACTGTTTGAGTCAGACACGTATGCGAACAAGGCGAATTTGTCCCATGACTATATTGTCGGACTCGAAGCCACTTACAAGGGCCAGATGCGTGACCGTTTCTTGCTCGGAAAGTGGGTTGCATTCGAGGGGCTGGTCCATCCAGATTACGATCCGGCGGTACATACCCTATCGCGTGCGGAGGCCGAAAATTACCTTGCAGAGTGTCTATTGCGACACGTACAAATTCAAGCAGTGGAGGCTTACGATTTTGGTATAGTCTCGCCAAGCTGTTATTTGCTGGGATTTGTGGACGACCGTGGGCGTGTGATCGTTCTTGATGGGTTCTACCAGAGCGACTTTCCATACAACATGCAGCCGCAGGCGATTAGGGACATCAGGGCAAGGTATGCCGGATTGCTGATGTTCAATAATCGTATCCATGCTGATCCTTCCATATTCAAGAAGACGGTCGTTGCTGGGATGAAGGAAACCGGCTCGACAATTGCGAAGCTGTATCAGGATGACAAGATTTACATGCGACCTTCGAGCAACAATATCGTCACAGGTATTGCGAAGGTCAATTCGTATTTGGCAGGCAAGAAGGGTGTGCCACACATTATTACGAGGGAAGACCCTGGGCCAATGATTTACTTCGTCGATGACTTGGCGTTCATTGGTGACGAGATGTCGTCGTACTACTGGAAGCAGAACACTGCTGGCCAGCGGATTGACGAGCCGATGGATGCGCATGATCATGCGATGAATGCGCTGAAGTACATGCTAAGCTATCTGCCAGAGGTAAGCAAGATCATAGTGCCAGAGTCGGCGCTGCCGCCGAAGTGGCAGTATTGGCATGAGACAGAGCTTGGATACAGAGGTAATCACTGACTGTGTGAGTCAAACCATGTCCTCGCGAAGGTGGGGAATAAGGAGGGAGCGATGCAGAACGTTGGTTTGGTTTTACTTGTATTCGCATTCGTGTGTGCCTTTCTCGCGGCGATATGGAATCAGTACCCAGCCGGTCCCAATACACGGTGGCATCTCGGATGGGCGGCAGTTGCTTTTTGGATTGCTGCTGAATTGTTCGGTGGTATCGCTAGGAATCTTGGGCTGCATTAACTGTGTGAGTCAAACGGGGCTGACAAATGACCTTTGCTGACATCAATGATAGCGATCCGACCGATGTGGGCGACGATGCTAGTGCGCCTTCGAAGCCTGGCAAAGAGCCTGCGCCAGTATATCAGATTTACGAAGGCAGTCGCATAGCGATTAGCTCGTCCGTGGGCAAGTTGTGGCAGCGCAGGATCAATGCGGCTACGAAAGCGTACGAACAAATCACGTTGATGTGGGATGAGATTTTCCGATACTACAACAACAGCCAAGGTCGTGCGATTGAGTCGTCGCGTGGCGTTTTCAAACGTGGTGATGTGACCGAAAACGTGGTGTTCTCGAACCTGAACATCATGTTGCCTGCGGTCTATAGCAAAAACCCAGACATTACTGTCAGCACGTCCGACGATTCGGATCAAGAGTTCTGTCGAGCGATGGAGAAGCTGATAAATACACTATTCAGGACATCATTGCATGCGAAGCAGAAGATCAAGAAGTGCGTTGGCATTGGATTGCTGACGAATTTCGGTGTCATGAAGCTGGACTATACTCGAAAGGACGATTCGAGGGAAATCGCCATCCAGCAGATGAGTCAGATTACACAGGAACTAGCCACTGCGAAGACACAAGAGGCAGTTTCTATGCTCTATGGGCAGATGGAAGCCCTAGAGATGAACATGGAAGTGATGAAGCCAAGCGGTCCAAGCCTTGGCAATATCTTGCCGCACAATCTGATCATCGATCCGTACTCGGAATTGCAGGACGGTACGGATGCTGAGTGGATGGCTGAGCGTGTCTTTTTGCCGACTGCAATGCTCACACAGCGATTCACGAAGCCCGATCCAGAATCTGCGTCTGAGTCAAACGACCCTGGATCGAGCAATTACGACTGTGGCGCGCGTGTTCTTATTTACAAGCCTACGCACAAGGCTTCATTCGACACGTCTGACGGCAAGCGTGACGATGGGCTTGGGTTTGTGCAGCAGGCTATGGAAGACGCTGTGGATAGCGCGCATCATACGGATGACGAGCGTACTGCGTATTTGAGAATGTATACGACAGAGTGCTATTTGGTCTGGGACAAGCTGACGCATCGCGTTATGCTGTTCCATCGTGACGATTGGAAATGGCCTTTGTGGGTGTGGGATGATCCATTGCACATCACACGCTTTTTTCCGTATTTCATCATTGGCTACACTATGAGCACTGGCGGAACAGTCGGTGTGGGCGAGACTGCATACTATTTGGATCAGCAAGACGAAATCAACACAATCAACCGCAAGCTGCGACGCATGCGAACGTCTGTGTTTGACTTCTTTTTCTACAATTCGGACAAGGTGGATGGCGATCAGGTCGAGAAGATGCTGAACGGCATTCGTGGGGAAAGCATCGGAAGTGACCTGAAACACATCTGCGGTATCAAAGCCGGTGAAGGCAAGATTTCGGACATTTTCGAGTCGCTGTATCCTCGAATGGATGCGTACAAGGAATTGTTCAACAAAGAAGACCTGTTTGACTCAATCAACCGTATCACGAATACGAGCGATGCGTTGCGCGGTGTTCAGTTCAAGACGAACACGAACGAAGATGCCGTCAACACGTATCAGGAGTCGATGAAGCTATCGGTTGGGGCGAAGGTTGACGTTGTGGAGGATGTTGTTGCTGACATAGCGATTTCACTCGCCGAAATGTGTGTGCAGTACATGAGCGTGGAGGATGTGATTGGGCTCATTGGGCCTGCGTTGGGTCGGAATTACAAGCAAATGTCTGTTGCGATGCTGAATAGTACGTTCAGTATGGAAATCGTTGCTGGTAGCATGGAGAAGCCGAATAGTATATTCAAGAAGAAGGAGGCGATTCAGATTGCGCAGGCCGTTGGGCAATTTGCGCAAGCGGCACCCGGCGCGACGCTGAAAGTGATGCTGAAGGTGCTGCAACAGGCATTCACAGAGGTTGTGATCCAGCCAGAGGATTGGGCAGCAATCGATGCGGAGATTACGGCAAAGACTGGTCAGGGTGCTGGCTCGGCTGGTGGAACACAGCCTGGTGGAAACGTGCCCGCAGATCAGCCTCCAGGTGGTGCGGATGCTGGAACGCCAGGAGCGCCTACACCATCCCCGACACAGGGACCAGGTACGATGCCTGGGCAGAACATTGAGCAGTTGCTTGCTAGTATTCCGCCCGATGTCAAGGCACAGGTTGTGCAGATGAAGAACTCGGGCGCTGATCCGCACATGATTATGAGCTACTTGCTACAGCATGTTGCACAGTTGCATGCGCAGAATGCCCAACAAGGCGCGCCCCCGGCTGGGCCAGCACCGCCGCCGTCTGGTGGTGGGGCTGCTCCGCCAAAGGCGCCGCCACCGATACTACCCAAGAAGTCCCCACTAGCCAAATTGAACCCAATGCAGTAGGAGAAGTGTAATGACGGAACGGAACCTGGACGGTGGTTCAGAGAGCGCCATGGATATGGTGCTGGATAACCTCGGAATGGACGAGGCTGATCTTGGCGGTGATGAAGGCGGAGAAGAGTTAGGAGGTGGCGAAGACTACGGTGAGATAGAAGAGCCACGATCACGCGGCGAAGCGTTTGAGTCAAACGAGGATCGCAGGCAGGCTCGACAGCAGCAACCGCAACGCCAACAGCCTGGACAACAACAGCCTGGACAGCAACAGCCTGGACAGCAACAGCCTGGACAGTTGCCGCGTGGTGCGGAAGTACAGGCGGATCAGCGTGGGAACCTCATTGGACCTGATGGGAAGGTCGTCGCCAAGGCGGGATTTGAAGCCCGCATGTACCAAGAGGCGCAGCGTTCGAGGCGCGAGCTTGCTACGGAGCAGATTCGGTCCCAGGACTTGTCTGGGCGTCTGAACCGCGCTATTGAGTTGGGGCAGCAGTTTCATGGGCGTGTGGAACAGTTAACGGCTCAGCTGAACGACAGGAACACGGCTGCGGCACGTCTTGGGCTGGACGACTCTGAGTCTATTACGGCAATGCAGATCGCGTCTGAGGCAAAACGCGACCCTGTGAGTGCGCTCAAGCGCATTCTGACGATGGCTGCGGCTGCTGGCGTTGATGTGACAAAGATCGGCATTGCGCCTGGCGGTGTGGACACTCATGCTCTCATGGGCATGGTGCAGAACGAGATTAGGGGTGCGTTGACGCCATTACAGCAACGTATGCAAGCTGAGCAGCAAACTCAGCAGCAGCAGGAAACGGCGCAACGTGTCTATCAGGAGACGGAGCGTGAAGTTCAAGGTTTCTTTATCCAGAACCCCTCGGCGAGGGAGTACATACCCATCTTCCATGCTGTTCTGAGCCAGCCTCAGTTTCAGCATATGTCGATGAGTGAAGTATGGGCCAGAATACAGTTGAACCACATGCGGTTGACATCTCAGAACGGCAACCGGCAGGTGAGGCAGGCAAGACGAGTAATGCCGACCGGACGTGGAGCACCCTCGTTCGCTGGGCAAGGTGACATGGCACCAGTCAATCAATCCTACGACTCGATCCTTCGGGAAACACTCGACGCTTTGGGTGTCTGAGTCAAACACGGGAGTAATATGATGGCAACTCTTGATACGGTTGTCAACGCTATGTTGACTCGCAGCCGCGCCAAGCTGATTATGGCATCTGCGATTTCCGGTACAGTCAGCGCATACCTCCATGCGAAGAAGCGTGTGGTGGTCGAGGATGGCGGCCCGCAGATCAGCAATCCGCTGATTACTGGTCTCAATCCCAATGTGACATCGATGCAGTACTACGACACTGTACCGGTGAACCAGACTAACGAATTCGTGACGGTCAATCACTTCATGTCACGGGTCGTCGGATCGCTTATTATCTCCGACCAGGAAGAGGACGAGAACCAGGGTCGTGCGGCGATCTTCAAGATCATCAAGGGCAAGATCATGGCTCTAGATGAGTCCATCTCTCGTCAGTTCGCTATGTACCATACGAGTGTGGGCGCCGGAACCGACCCAAACGGTCTCGGCAATCTCATTCCGGTTGATCCTACCAGTGGCTCGGTTGGTGGCATCAGCATGGCGACGGAGAGCCAGTGGAGAACGTCGGCGTACGACTTCACAGGGACGCTCACGCCTGAGAACATCGAGGAGGCATTCGATGACATCACCGAACTTGACCTCAATCGGTCAACAGACGGCCAAAGCTCTCCGCAGCCTACTGTCATCTTTGCCGGTCGCAACATCTACAGAATGCACAAGGCTGCGGCCCGAGACAAGCAGCACATCGACTTGGATGCCACCGGAACTGGCAAGAAACTTGTCAATCTGGGGATTGTCGGCACAACGCACAACGGCATTCCGCTGTTGTTCGACGAGAAGCTAAACGCCAATCAGGCGTATTTTGTCAATGACGGTTACATGACGCTGCATGTGCTGCGTGGTGTCAACATGAAGATCAAGCAGCTTGTTGCACCGTGGTCGATGGATGCTACGGGTCGTCGCGTCGTGTGGGAAGGTCAACTCTGCACATGGCGCAACTACCGGACGCATGCCTTCCTCACTAACTAGCGTTTGAGTCAAACACAGGAGTAACGTCACATGATGACGGCAAACATGATCGGTGCGCGACTCTCGTTTGTGGTGCGGGAGTTGCAGGGTACGGTCAAGCGGGAGAAGGTGCGTCTCGTCTTGACCAAGAAAGGTAATGCCAAGTCGCGCGATCAGTACGAGTGGAAGCGCGAGATGGTCGAGGAGCCTGCCGGGTACATGGTGTACTTCCCACGCGGTCACGTCGCGCGGTTTCCGACCAGGCAGCTTCTGGAGCACTACAATCTGCACCTGAAGCCTCGGGTCATCAACCTGGACGGCCTGACGGACCCGAACAGCCCGCTCGGACGGGTGATGCTGGCGCAAGACAATGACGCTCGCGCCGGTGCCATGATCGATATGGAAACCATGGTCATCCAGATGGCTTGTGCAAAGACTGGTCCGCAGTTGATGCCTGAGCAGATCATAGACAGGGAGGCAGCATAATGGGCGCTCAGGACCGTAAGTTCTTCCAGCAAGGCGTCAATATGTATGTCAAGGCGATGTCGTATTCGTCTGACATGCTTGATCTTGAACCGCAGTCGTTCAGTCTCGGTACTCCGGCGGCTGCGAACCCTACCAAGTACGGAACGCTCATTGCAGCCAACTCTGCGGCGAATACGAGCGTGGCAATATCGCCTGTTGGTGTTGCCGACTCTCCGTACGGACGCAATATCGTCGTTACACCGTCGGGCGTTCCTGGCAATGCAAACGTTATGGATGTCTACGGCCAGGACTATCTCGGTCAGCCGATGGTTGAACGATTTACTGGCTCAGCGGCTGCGTCGGCTGGGCTTGTCGGCAAAAAGGCGTTCTATCGTGTTCTGTCAGCGAAGAACATCACTCCGGCGACGAACGCAATTACAGTCTCGATCGGTACTGACGTGAAACTTGGCTTCCCGTACAAGGGCATCATTGCCTTTGCTCGTGAAGCAGGTGCGACGATTCTGGCGGCTGCCATCACAGGCACGAACCAGGTGTTGGCGGACCTGACTGATCCGGCAACGAACGTCACCGGCGACCCTCGCGGCACGTACCAGGCTGCGGCTTCGCTGAACGGTGTTACCAAGATCGAAATCGAACTGTTCGGCGACGGGAGCGTGAATGCGGCAGGCAATGGCGGCTTGTTGGGCATTCAGCACTTCGGCGGTTGATGTTTGACTCAAACAGGGGTGGGTCATCGCGATCCACCCCTTCGGAGATGAACAATGCCTGCGACGATCCGAAATATCGTTGACGACGCTCAGGAACTTGTCGGTGAGGTTTCCGGCCCTGGCGTGCAGATGTACTCGGATGATCGAATGTTCGCGGATGCCATCCGGGCGTTCAATATGCTCTACAAGAAGTATAACTGGCGTCATTACTGCAATTGGGTCCAGTTGACGCTTGATGGTGTGAAGGGCATACCTACAACCAACGAGCTAGAGTCTGTACTAGACTTCGAGGACATCATTGCGGTACGTCGGGATGGTGCCCATGCGAATCTAAGCATCGCACCACGGTCTATAAGTCCGTTTCAGGGGGACATGCTGTCAGGATCAGGTCCGGTGTATTGGAACAGTCTCAATGTGCTTGACCCAGACTATGCCCTGAAGCGTATCTACATACTGCCAAGGACTTCTACTGGCAAGATCAACGTGTTCGCCAAGTTCTATCCGATCCTACGTGATGCTTGGGACTGGCAGGACACAATGTATCTGGATCGTGACATGTTGGTCTATGGTACGGCTTGGGCTACGCTAGCTACAGACGATCTGAATGCTGCGGCTGCCGATATGACGAAGAACATGATGGAGATGCGGTACAAGGACATTCAACAGCAACTGTCGTCGTTCGAGATTACGTTCGGCTCCGGTGGTCGTTCCGGCATACCGAATGAATGGGTAATCGGCAACGTTGGGTGAGTCAAACACCCATTTTCATGAGTGCATGCACCATGTCCGCACTGTTCCCAAAGACGTTTCAGCACAAGACGCCAGCGTCGAAGCTCCTGGACCTATCGCTCAGGAACTTTGGCGGAGGGCTGAATGCTGTCGATGACGACTTCAGTATGGAGCCTAAGTATGCCGTAACGTTGAAGAACTACCGGCGCACTCCGTCTGGTGGTCAGCAAGTACGTTTTGGTAGTAACTGGTTCACTGATTTGACCGGCATCGTGACCGGCACAATCATGGACATGACGTATTTCAATGGTCGTCTGATCGTTGTGACGACGACTGGCCAGATAGCTTCGGTGCAGCCTAATGGTGTCGCCAATGCGATCTGGAGTTCGACGATAGCGGCTACATTGCCTGGGGCTCCAGGTGGCTGGGGTGGTGCCTTTGTCGCGGTTAGCTTCGTGCCATTCAAGGACCAGCTTATCATCCATAATGGAGTTGATAAGCCAATCAGCATCGACAAAGTGTTTCACGTCACGTACTTGCAGGACTTGGCCACTGGCAGTAACGTGAACACGCCAATAGGCAAATACGGATGCGTTGCGCAGAATTACCATTGCGTTGCTGGGATTGTGAACCAGCCAACGACCATCTACATATCGGCAGTGGGCACTTCTGGTGTGTTTCCTGGCGATCCGGTGCCGAACGACTCGATTTCTATTGACGTGGGAGCGTACTCGCCGCAAGGTGCCGCTGCCATTCGCGGTCTTGCTGGTTTTCGTAGCTATCTGCTCATATTCTTTCAGGGTCAAACGCTGCTTGTTCTACTTGGGAACTACGATTCGGGAGGTACTCACAAGCCACAGTTTCCTGATACGCTACCGAAATTCGGTCTTTTGGGTCATCGCTGTGTGACTCAAGTTGAACACGATATGATCTTTACTGGCCTCGATGGGTTCAGTGATGCGAAACGTAATCTGTTCAGTGGCAACGTTACCAGCGATCATGTCAGTGACCGTATTGAGCCATTTTACCGAAACGTAACAGGTAATCTGACGGATGCGCAGCAGCAGAACAACTGCTTCCTGATCCACGATCCGCTGTGGCATGATACGATTTTGTTCAATCCGTCTGGACGTGCTTTTGTGCATACCGGGAGCGAGAACCTACACTACAGTTCGTGGTCCGAGTACGACTTTCCGACGCTATGGACGTGTGCATGCACTACGTTCCTTGGACGTGTGTTTTACGGTGCTGGTATGCGAATATTCCAGCATGGCAATCCTGTGTTCCTGGGAGAGAACTGGAACGCGGATCGCATGAATGACAGAGATGCTAATTGGGCACCCAGCACAGCGTATGCAGTCAATAAGATCATTCGAGATACTGTCAATAACATATCGTACACATGCATGCAGGCACATACAAGTGGCACAACTACGATGGCTGCTGACGTTGCTGCATTCCCTGCTTATTGGGCGGTATACAATGGCATTCCGATTTCGTTCGAGATGGAGTTGCCGTGGCTCTCGGGCAAAGACCCGATGAAGTCTAAACACTTGCGGTTCATTAGTATCGGAACAGTGGGTTCGGCCGAGTACACAGTAGAGGCGTATGTGGATGGGTTGTATAAGGACGATACCGGCATTGTGCGGTTTGGTCCTGCGCTGTCGATGAAATTCATTGGAGGCGGAACGCTTGGCGCAGGTTACAATGATGGGCCGATGGGCGGAGGCAGGCGTGGAGATGATCCTAGACTGTGGGGCTCTCCAGTCAAGTTCAAGTTGCTGAAACTGAGAGTCGTCGGAACAACCACGAAGCCTCTCCAAGTCCTCAGCGCATCGTTCCTGTACTCTCGTGGTAGGTATAAACGTTAGCTCCCCGATCGTGGTCGAGGAGAACGTTTGACTCAAACAGCCATTCGTGAGGTAGGTCCATGACACTTACATACACCAAGAACTATCGGTTCCCAAAGACCGACTTCATGTCTGAGCCTTGGATTCAGGGCATCTGGGACTCGTTCGATGCTATCGATTCCTTGATGTACGGTCAGGCGGCGAGCAATGGCACGTCGATATGGCAGAACTCGTACCAGTACAATCTGGGCCTTCAGGTAATTGATTCAGTCGATAGCTCGACATGGGTGTGCGTAACTTCGCATACGAGTGCTGCATCGCCGACGACGTTTGCGCAGGATCGAGCGGCTCATCCGACATACTGGAATGCAATCATGCTCTCGTTCAAAGTGCGAGGGCAGTGGCTGAACAATACTGCGTACAACCCTGGTGATATGGTGTACGACACAACGGCAGGTCGGAACATTCAGGCAGTATGTGCGACCAAGCATGTCAGCAATGCTGCTGGTACGATCAATGACGATGCTGCCTATTGGGGATTCACATACAACAGCTTATCGCCTCAGACGGCCTCTGGCATTGGCTACAGCAATGCAGTAAGCCATCTGGTGGCTACCAATGTGCAAACTGCTATTGACGAAGTTGTTGTTGGTTCTAATGCATCTCCTGCAATGGACGGTATTGCTACGGCGGGCGTGTTGCAAAAGCTCTCGCGTGGCGACCATGTACATCCAACTGATACATCGCGAGCGCCACTGAATAGTCCTGCGTTTACTGGTGTACCGACAGCACCTACAGTAGCGTCGATGATAGATGCTACGACAAAGCTAGCCACGACTGCATTTGTGCAAAATGCTATAGTAAACGTGACCGGCGGCGGGAGTATACCTCCACCTAGCGGCGCTATGCCGTTGATGGATGCGACGCCAGGCGTTGTAGGAGTGTCGCCATCCTATACGCGTGAGGATCATGTCCATCCGACCGATACGTCAAGGTATGCTGCAAGTAATCCACTTGGTTATCAGACAGCGGCGCAAGTAACTGCGGCGATGCCTGTGGTTGCAACTGTTGCGCCAGTAATGGACGGTGCTGCAGCGATTGGAGCGAGTGGAAAATGGGCAGATGGAGCGCATATTCATCCAAGTGACACATCGCGAGTGGCCAAGACCGGCGATACCATGACTGGCAATCTAAACATGGGCAATGGCACGGCAATTATTATCCAGGGAACATCGCCTACAATAAATATGATTAAGAACGCATCGGGTCAGGCATGCGTGCTGATGTCACAAACTGGTAGCTATGTTCGTTGGGTCTTGCAGATGGGTGAGAGCACGTCGGAGACTGGCAGCAATGTTGGGAGTGACTGGACTCTCAGTCGGTATAGTGACGCTGGTGCAAATCTTGGTGCGGCGCTCTTTGTCAACCGCGCAAGTGGGCTGGTAACAGTCGCAAATAATCTCTCAGCCAACAACATCACGACCGGCAACGTCACGGCGAACTTCAATGGCTACAAGCCTGGTGGTGGTGCGTGGGCTGACAGTTCCGACATTCGCATCAAAAACGTGCAAGGCGAGTACAAGCGTGGCCTCGACGATATTGCCAAATTGCAACCTGTTATCTACACATACAAGGGCAATGACACGCAGGACGCACCGGATGCCACGAAGACAGTACCTTATCCAAACAGCAGTCATGCTCAATCGGCGGCTGATGAACGAAAATTTGCTGGTTTGATCGCGCAAGAAGTCGAGGCTGTGCTCCCAGAAATGGTCACGCTGACCAGTGCCTACATTGACGGTGTGCCGGTCGATGATATGCGTGTACTCGACACTACGCCGCTGATTTTCGCACTGGTGAATGCGGTGAAGGAATTGAAGGCGCGTATCGAAGTGCTGGAATCTGTTTGAGTCAAACTTCATTCTCGCGAAGCAAGCCCTCACGAAGGTGGGGGGCGGGAAACAGGGCTGCGGACATGACTATTCTCGCCGGTTCAACGGTGATCATTGTCCTGCATGGCTTGGCGGGAGAGGAGATTGACATCAATGCACCATCGATCACTAGCATGCGTGCGGCGCCGTCGAGCAAGAGCAACAAACATTTCACCGAGGGGGTTCGTTGCATGGTCAGCACTTCAGACGGCAAATACGTGACGGTAACAGAGACTTGTGACGAAATACGCCGGGCTATTGAGCAGACCAAACACAGGTAAGTGAGATGCCGTCAAGAACACGAGACAAAAGCACTACCTTACGGCGCTATGGGATGGGCGACATTCCATACATAGTTGAGGTTGCTGTGCGCGAAGTGCCAAAACTTCAGAACTACGCTGGAGTGGTTGTTGATCGCAGTCGCGTCACGACCTTGTTGGAGCAGAACGTCAATAACGATGGTTACTTCGTGACGTTTCTGTTGGTAAACGACGTAGGGGAGATAGTTGGTGGCATCGGTGCCTACTGTGTGACGATGGCATTCTCGTGGGATCGAGCAACAAACGATGTGTTTTTCTTCATACTGCCAGAGTGGCGTACGCTACCGAATGCTTTGAAGCTCATGCGTGCGTATCTTAATTGGGCACTCGCGCGCAAGGCGACAATTATAGGAGCGACGTACACCGGAGGAGGGAACGATGAAGGAATGGACAGGCTAATCAAGAGTATCGGTTTTGAATCAATCGGGAAACTGTACCACTACCGTCCCCGCCTTCGCGAGGACAAGCAGAGGAGCAAATGAAATGTCGTCACCCAGCATGCCTCCAGACAATAGCGTACAGGTCGAGCAAATGCAGGAAGCGGCTGCACAGAAGGCACAAGATGCAGCTACTGCAAAGGCGGCACAAGACAAGGCCGATCTGTTGGCTCTCCGTACTAGCTCAGCAGCGGGCGGTACTGCGTCTGCCAGAGACTACTTCCAGCAGCAGGGTCTTGACCCTGGACAATACGCAACCGACATCGATTCGCAAATTTCCAGTATCCTTGCTGGCATTTCGCCGACCGATCCGAATCCTGGCGCAGCATTCCAGGACGTTGGTGCGCGCATCTATAACACAGAGACTTCTGGCGCCCAGGCCAAAGCAAATGCGCAACTCGACAAGTTGTTCCCTGGGAACTTCGATACAACACGCGTCAACATGCAGACCATCAGTCCATACACGACAGGTATCGATGCTGAACAACGCCAGAGCGCAGATGCAATCATTCAAAACATGCTCTCGCGTGGTGTCATCACCCCATCGGGACAGACAGCGGCTGAAGCGGAACTTGACCGTCAGAACCCTGGCGTGCTGGCGAAGCTGAACGAAATCGGCACCACCACAGTTGCTGGCGAGCAGCAGAGCCTACGCGACATTGCGAATCAGGGACGTACAGCGGCATCCACGCTCAAGCTCGGCGACAACTTCGACCCGAACACGTATGGCAGCAGTGCGGATACGCAGTTCAACGACTTCATTACGAACCTTGGCACGACACTGCGAGGCAAGATCGGCTCCGGCAATCTGTTCAACACCGCTGGGCTGGCTGCAATCGCCGGTGCTGGCCAGGGCGCGCAGAACCTGCCGTTCGATCCTACAGCACAGGCTGGCGTCGTCGATCCAAATGCTCAGGCGAATCAGAACAAAGACTCGCAACTCGTGTTCTGAGTCTACCGTTAGCGTTTGACTCAAACAGGAGGACGCCATGTCTGGTCCATCAGTCGGTGGAGGGGGTCGCGGTGATCCCTTCGGCAATATCTTTGGCAGCGGTGGAGGGGACAAGCAGGTGTATCCGCCTGCCCCTCCTGGATACAAGTACGTCGATCTGAGCATTCCGCAAGCGCCTCCTGGGTACAGCGTTGCAAAGATGTCCAGCATCGCGAACAACCAATCGACCCCTGCGCCCGCATATGGAGTGCAGGGCGGCGGCGCGTACGGTGGCAACGCTGGACTGTACGGCAGAGGTACAGGTGCGCGTACATCGTATCAGTTCAATGCACATTCGGCAGAAGGCATTAGGGAGCGACTACAAGCAGAGCAAATGGCAAAGCAGGTACGTGCTAATCAATACGCCGAACTGCAAGGGCTGGCTCCTCCATATCCAGTGTCGGGCCAGCAGGGTGCGGCTCCTGGCATGGCTGCTAACCAATACGGTGGTGGTCAGGGTTACAGACCGCCGCCGTCTGCGATGATTTCTGGTACGCCTTGGGCTACAGTCAATCCGGGCGCAGGCAATACGACACCGTTCCATATGCCAGGCGATCCTCTGGCTCCTCCTGTGGCAGGGCCTGCGGGTGCTCCTTCCGTTTTGAATCCCATGGTCCCGTCCGGTGGGTCTGCTAAGCCTGCTGCACCTGTCGATCCTAACAAGGGTGGTATAGTAACGCTATCGAACGGAGGGCAGGCATTGCAAATACCAGGGATGGATCATCTCATCCCACTGAAGATGACAGCATCTGGCCCTGTTCCGCAATTCACGCATCCTAAATTCTCACCGGAGGGAGCGGCTGAGCGTATCGCTGTTCAGAAGTTCGTCGGTGGACTGAACCTTGAAGCTACGACCAATGCACTGAATCCGCCTGTTGCTGCGCCTCCTCCTGTTGCTATGCCGCCTCCTCCTCGCGGTGCGCCTCCTGCTGCGAACAATGCGCCTCCTGTGGGGACAAACCAGCCTCCCGCAGGTGCTCCTGCTGCTGCACCGGAACAGTCACTTATCCAAAGGTTCATACCTGATGTACTATGGAAGATGGGAAGTGGCGCATACGAAGCCTTGACAGGACCGCCTGTGCTTCAGTCTCAGGGTGCTGGGACGGGGCCTAGCGGGATAGTTGCTCCCAATGCGCCAACTGCTCCAAATCCGTCAGCCCCTCCTGTGTCAGCCCAGCAATACGATCCGATAAACAACGGCCAAGAAGAGGATCAGTGACATGGCAGAGATTATGGGAGCACTGGTCGGCCTGGTCGGTGCAGGTCTACAGGCTAGCGCGCAGGCTCAGGAGCAGACAATTCAGCTTGCGCAACTACAGTTTCAGAAGCAACAGGCTGCGAAGAACCAGCGTTTTGCCGCAGCGACACGTACTGACGCCTATGGCAATCAGCAACGCTACAATGCAGCTACAAACACTTGGGAGACTGATCTAACACCAACACAGAGGGCGATTGTTGGTGCAGGCGAACAGGAGCAACTGAAGAAGCTAACCGAGGACGCCACTCGCAATAGGCTCATTCTCGAAGAACAGCGCCAACGCGGTCTGCAAGCCGTTCCTGACTACAACAAGGCACTTGCAGGCTTCCGGTACGATCAAGCACCAAGCCGCGGAGCCGACGAGAATCAGCTATATACGCTGATGTCGTTGGCGAGTCAGGATGTCATCGGAGGAGATAGGCAAGCCATTGGGCGAACGCTGCTTCGCCAAGGCCGTGGTGCAGACTATGCAACAGCCATCAAAGCACTGGACGATGCTCAGGGTCAGAGTGTTGGTCCGAACCTGCTTAGTGCTTATGAGAAGTCAATTCCGCAGTTTGCACAAGATGTTGCACAGCGTCAGAACTACTACTTGCCACGGCTTCAGGCATTGCAACAAATGATGGCAGGTGGTTCGTCCAGTGCGCCATCTCCGTATTCGACAGTACCGCAGGAACTTAATGCAATCGAAGGTCAACAAGCTGCTGCAATCCAGTCAGCCAATCAGTCGGGAGCGGCTGCGGTCGGTGGAGCGTACAACGAGCTTGCTAAAGCCTATGGCCAGTCGCCAAACCTGAGTGGTGTCGCGTCGGCACTAGCTGGGTTGGGCAAAGGCGGAGGCAAGGGTTCGCAACCTCAATATGGACTAGTGCAGAACCAGCCAGGGACCACCCCAGGTGTAGGCTATGTCGATCAGTCTGGAGGAGGAGGAATGGCACCGTACTCTCCACCACTATACGACCCGAACCCTGGCTTTACCAACTTCCAGCAGAAAGGCGACACCTACGGGAGCACGCAATACGATCCAGCCTCGCCGTGGAGTTCGTCATGGAACGATTCTGGTGGTGGCGGCGACTGGAGCAGCTTCGCCTAGCTCCATTCCCTGTTTGACTCAAACGGAGATAGACCATGCCAATCGTATCCAAGGCGCAGCAACGGTACATGTTCGCGCATCAGAACGATCGGAGTCAAATGGGCGCTGTTGCTCGTGACTTCATACGGAAGACGCCGGAAGGAGCATACAAGAGACTACCGGATCGTGCAACTCCTCCGACAAGACCAGACTACAGAGTGCATGTACTGAATAACATTCTGAACCAACTGAACCAGGAGTAGAAGCCATGACAATGATGCCCCCCGGAGGAGGAATGCCCCCACGAGGAATGCCACCCGCAGGTGGTCCGCCAGTCGGTGGGATGCCTGGTGGTGGTGGTGGCTTAGCAGCAACTGCCCAGCCTATCGTGCAGATGATTATGAAGATGCTACCGCCGCAACTGGTGCAACAGATCGCAACCAATCCGGCGATCATTCCACAGATCATTCAGAAATTCATGCCTATGGTGCTTGGTGGCATGATGCCTCGCGGCGGTGGAGCGCCAGGTGGCATGCCCCCAGGAGCAGGTGGTATGCCCCCAATGCCTCCAAGAGGTATGCCACCCGGCATGCCGAGGCGTGGTCCTCCTATGGGCGGCGTACCACCTGCTGCGTTCAGTGGCAATGGACCGCCCCAGCCGTCGTCGCAAGGATCAATCGAGCCTATGTCTACGGAAGAGGAACTTGCAGAGGCGCAGCAGAACATGGGTTCGAAGAAGAAGGCATACTAGTTCCACACCTTCGTGAGGACAGGCTGTTTGACTCAAACACGGGGCAACTCCGATGGCTGAAGACGATGACTACACGGACGATACTGACAACAACAACCTTGAGGAGTTGAACAACCTTGCCATCGATGAGCAACAGCCTGGATTAGTAGCGCCTATTCCTGCAGTTGATCCTCTGCCGTTGCCTCCAGAGGATCAACACATTCCATTGGGTCATGCAGTCGCACTGGCGTCGCCTCCTGCTGATGAAGGCCCCCCTGTGGCTACCATTGGCATGTCGCCGTTACCTCCGCAGCCTGTGCAGGAAGAGCCTGTGCAGGGAGCGCCTGTGCCGCTGCCTGTTATTCCGTCCGCACCGACCCTGGCCGAACTGTCACCGCTATCTGCCGGTCCTGGCTATAGGGCACCAGCCTCGGCCGTTCAACAGCCTGTGCAGTATGGTCCGTCATCTGTCGCAGCGCAGGTGGACCCTTACCAATACCTGCTCAACAAAGGCCAAGGACTCAGTTCGCACAATCTCAATCCTGTATTTGCCAGCAGACTTTCGCAGGCTATTCAGGCTGCGGAGGCTGCCACAGGTTCCAAAGCGACTCTGACTGATCTGTATCGTTCGCCAGAGACTCAGGCGCAATACTATGCAAACTATACAGGTCGCTCTGTCTCCTTCGGTGGCGTTCGTTATTCACCACAGGGTCAAGGTGGACTAGCAGCAGCACCTGGTACTAGCCGACATGAGCGAGGTACTGCGGCGGATGTCTCGCACGGCCCGGTGCTTGACTGGCTGCACCAGCATGCTGGTCAGTTTGGCCTGGAGTTCTTGAAGGGCAGTGCGTATGCTAGAGACCCTGTGCATGTTCAACTAGCAGGTGGCGGCGGCAGGGGACAGCCTTCCGATCAGCAGCCTTTTGCAGAACCATCAAATGTAGCCGGTCCTGGCTATCGTGCGCCTGCGTCGTCCATTCGGTCATCTGCTCAACCGTCCTTCGAGGGCGTGCCTGTCCAGACCTTAGCGCAGGCGCGACAGGCTAAGTTCGGTACTGAACTTCAAAACCCGAACGTACGTAGGCTACTTGCAGCTTCGACGCAGGCCGAAGTCGGTGGACAAGGACCACAGGCGGAGCAGGCTTATATCGAGTCTGTAATGAATCGTGCGCTATCCCGAGGCTACTCACTGACCAGGGCTATCCAAGACTCTAGGTACTATCCTCAATCGACTATGAGCCAACTCGGTCATGGCTACGGACCCGACATTCAAGGCCGTATCAACAACCTTGCCACCAACGCACTACAAGGATCAAACGTTAGTAACTTCGCTACTGGAAACGAGAGTGGTCGTAATCGCTCCGACGGTGCGAATATTGCATTCAATCCGGGAACTGGCGAACGTTTTGTGCATGAACTCAAAGACCTCAAGTGGATCAACAGCTTGGGCGCTTACACACCGCAGATGCGCGATGTAGGCACTACGCAGCCTCGCGGTCGTCAATATGCAATGCTCGATACAGGTATTAGGTCGGATGCGAGCCCTGAGCCGTACGAAGGTGCGCAGTATGCTGAAATCAACCCGAGCGAAATGTCAGACGCAAGCCCAGACGTTGGCGAAGAAGATCAGACTCCGTACCAGATGGCACAAGCACTATCCCCGCCTTCGCGAGGATTTGGTTTGAGTCAAACACTCTCTCAGCCGAATATCGAGACACAGAATCTGCAAGACTATGTGAAGAGCTTAAACCTGCCTGCATCGCCGGTGAACTTGCAACCTTCTTCGATTCCTGCTCAGGTTCCTAACTTTGCTGGCATGGCGCCTCCGTTCCATTCAGTCACGGTGACTGGTGCCGACGGCAATCCGCAGACGATCAACGTCATGGACGCAATGGTCGATCCTACGATTGGCATGTCTAAGGGCGCCTTCATGGCACCGGAGGCATTGGACAGGATGCGTCGAGGCTTGACACCGACGTATGAAGAGACGACGGCACCGAACTTCACAGACGAAGAACTGCATTCGATGTCGCATGAGGCCCAGAAGCTGTTCAGCAAACCCGGTATGCCATATGCGCGGCGACCACTGACCGCAGGCGAGATGGCTGCAATAGCCACTCTGGGACTGCCTATTCGTGCGGCTCAAGGCTTTTACCATGGAGCGGAAGAGGCTCAAAATACTGCTATGGACGTTGGAGGCAACCCGTACGCACATGGGCCAGTCGGTGACTTCAATGATACTGTAGGGTCGTCTGTCCCGACGCAGGATAGCACATGGCTTGGCAAGGCGCTTGGCATCGGGCCGATGGGCTATTCTTCTTTGCCAGAGGATCGAGCCGCAGCAGCCGCGACGGAAGCAGCTATGAATGTCGTAGGTGCAAGATTCCCGTCCGCTACGATGGAAACGCATGCACTCGGTATGGGTGGTGGTGGAAAATTCCGATACCCGATAGACCCTGAGACTGGACGATTTGTCCCGCATGATCTGCCTGTACGTCCAAGAGACCCCGAAACTGGACAGTTCCTTCCCGACGAAGCTATCGAAGCACCTCCTACACAGACTGTCGAACCTGGCAAGACCGGCCTGAGCCCCGTAGGTCAGCTACTTGCTGAACGTGAAGCTGCAAAGCCCGAACTGCCACCTGCACCGGAGGCAGCAGTAGCCCCTGAGCCCAAACTGCCGCCTGCGCCACAACTTGCGCCGCCCAAAAACCGCAGGATGGCTGGCACAAACCTTCGTGGGCTCGGACTCAATCCGCGAGCAGTAGCCGCTAGGAAGGCTGCTGAAGAAGCTGCTGCGGCTGCGAAGAGCCCCATCGACGAACTGAATGCACTGAAGGAGAAGCTGCCGGAACTGAGCGACATAAAGCCTGGGGCTCCTGGGTCTGTAGCACCTTTACCGCCTGCGGCAGCAACCGCGCCTAGGAAGGCACCGCGAGTTCCTATCGTAGCGAAGCCGGGCACTGTTGGTCCTGCTGCGCATGCACCTGCGCCCATCAATGCAGAAATCGTACCGCCTCCTGCACCGGCATGGCCGCCTCCTGGCTATGTCGAGGTAGACCCTGAAATGGTACGACAGTCGCAGTTGCAGCCTCCCCCTGCACCTACGCCTCCTGCTGCGCCAGCACCTACGTCCGTACCGACAACTCCCCGTGTGAGTCAAACACCGCCTGCGGCACCGCCAGT